ACCAAGGGGAAAATGAAGATGGGATGTTGGTAGAACAAATAGTGTAAGAAACAGTAAGCCCGGAAGTGGTGTTTTGCGATTTCGAGGCCGGGCTCGATCCTCACCTTTCATTGTCGATAGGGGACATTTTGACACTACCTGGAAAATGTCGTCTGTGCTCAAAGCATTTGAGCGATTCACAATAGAACAGGAACTTCAAGACAGGGGTGAGGAGGGTTCAATTCCGCCGGAGACTTTAAAGTCAGCAGTCAAAGTCTTCGTTATTAACACACCCAATCCCACCACACGCTACCATATGCTAAACTTTTGCCTAAGGATAATCTGCAGTCAAAATGCTAGGGCATCTCACAGGGTAGGTGCATTGATAACATTATTCTCTCTTCCCTCAGCAGGCATGCAAAATCATATTAGATTGGCAGATAGATCACCTGAAGCTCAGATAGAACGCTGTGAGATTGACGGTTTTGAGCCAGGCACATATAGGCTAATTCCGAATGCACGCGCCAATCTTACTGCCAATGAAATTGCTGCCTATGCTTTGCTTGCAGATGACCTCCCTCCAACCATAAATAATGGAACTCCCTATGTACATGCAGATGTTGAAGGACAGCCATGTGATGAGATTGAGCAATTCCTAGATCGATGCTACAGTGTACTAATCCAGGCTTGGGTGATGGTCTGTAAATGTATGACAGCGTACGACCAACCTGCTGGATCTGCTGATCGGCGGTTTGCGAAATACCAGCAGCAAGGTCGCCTGGAAGCAAGATACATGCTGCAGCCGGAGGCCCAAAGGTTGATTCAAACTGCCATCAGGAAAAGTCTTGTTGTTAGACAGTACCTTACTTTCGAACTCCAGTTGGCAAGACGGCAGGGGTTGCTATCAAACAGATACTATGCAATGGTGGGTGACATTGGAAAGTACATTGAGAATTCAGGCCTTACTGCCTTCTTTCTCACCCTCAAATATGCACTAGGTACCAAATGGAGTCCTCTGTCATTGGCCGCATTCACCGGTGAACTCACTAAGCTCCGATCCTTGATGATGTTATATCGAGATCTTGGAGAACAAGCCAGATACCTTGCTTTGTTGGAGGCTCCCCAAATAATGGACTTTGCACCCGGAGGCTACCCATTGATATTCAGTTATGCTATGGGAGTCGGTACAGTCCTAGATGTCCAAATGCGAAATTACACTTATGCACGACCTTTCCTAAATGGTTATTATTTCCAGATTGGGGTTGAGACTGCACGACGGCAACAAGGCACTGTTGACAACAGAGTAGCAGATGATCTAGGCCTGACTCCTGAGCAAAGGACTGAGGTTACTCAGCTTATTGACAGGCTTGCAAGGGGCAGAGGTGCGGGGATACCAGGTGGGCCCGTGAATCCTTTTGTTCCTCCAGTTCAACAGCAACAACCTGCTGCCGCATATGAGGACATTCCTGCATTGGAGGAATCAGATGACGACGGTGATGAAGATGGGGGTGCAGGATTCCAAAATGGAGCACAAGCACCAGCTGCAAGACAGGGAGGCCAAAATGACTTCAGAGTACAGCCACTACAGGATCCAATTCAAGCACAACTTTTCATGCCATTATATCCTCAAGTCAGCAACATCCCAAATCATCAGAATCATCAGATCAATCGCATCGGGGGGATGGAACACCAAGATTTATTACGATACAACGAGAATGGTGATTCTCAACAAGATGCAAGGGGCGAACACGGAAACACCTTCCCAAACAATCCTAATCAAAACGCACAGTCGCAAGTGGGCGACTGGGATGAGTAAATCACTGACATGATCAAACTACCCCCAATTGCAATAACCCCAGGACAATCTAGCCACAGCTAACTGCCCAAATCCACTACATTCCATTCATATTTAGTCTTTAAGAAAAAACTAGGCCCGGAAAGAATTAGTTCTACGAGCATCGACACAATTATCTTGATCGTGTTTCTTTCCGGGCAAGCCATGGACCAATTTATAAAACAAGATGAGACTGGTGATTTAATTGAGACAGGAATGAACGTTGCAAATCATTTCCTATCCGCCCCCATTCAGGGAACCAACTCGTTGAGCAAGGCCACAATCATCCCTGGCGTTGCACCAGTACTCATTGGCAATCCAGAGCAAAAGAACATTCAGTACCCCACCACATCACATCAGGGATCCAAGTCAAAGGGCAGAGGCTCAGGGGCCAGGCCCATCATAGTCTCATCCTCCGAAGGAGGCACTGGAGGGACTCAGGTTCCTGAGCCCCTTTTCGCACAAACAGGACAAGGTGGCATTGTCACCACCGTTTATCAGGATCCAACTATCCAACCAACAGGTTCATATCGAAGTGTGGAATTGGCTAAGATAGGAAAAGAGAGAATGATTAATCGATTTGTTGAAAAACCAAGAACCTCAACGCCGGTAACAGAATTTAAGAGGGGGGCCGGGAGCGGCTGCTCAAGGCCAGACAATCCAAGAGGAGGGCATAGACGGGAATGGAGCCTCAGCTGGGTCCAAGGAGAGGTCCGGGTCTTTGAGTGGTGCAACCCCATATGCTCACCTATCACTGCCGCAGCAAGATTCCACTCCTGCAAATGTGGGAATTGCCCCGCAAAGTGCGATCAGTGCGAACGAGATTATGGACCTCCTTAGAGGGATGGATGCTCGCCTGCAACATCTTGAACAAAAGGTGGACAAGGTGCTTGCACAGGGCAGCATGGTGACCCAAATAAAGAATGAATTATCAACAGTAAAGACAACACTAGCTACAATTGAAGGAATGATGGCGACAGTAAAGATCATGGATCCTGGAAACCCGACAGGGGTCCCAGTTGATGAGCTTAGAAGAAGTTTTAGTGATCATGTAACAATTGTTAGTGGACCAGGAGATGTGTCATTCAGCTCCGGTGAAGAACCCACACTGTATTTGGATGAACTAGCGAGGCCTGTCCCAAAGCCCCGTCCTGCAAAGCAGCCAAAACCCCAACCAGTAAAGGATTTAGCAGGACGGAAAGTGATGATAACTAAAATGATCACTGACTGTGTGGCCAATCCTCAAATGAAGCAGGTGTTTGAGCAACGATTGGCAAAGGCCAGCACCGAGGATGCTCTGAATGATATCAAGCGAGACATCATAAGAAGCGCCATATGAACTCACCAGGAACACCAGACTCACGGGAAAATCCACAAACTGAAAGCCACAATGATTCCCTGTTTAATAAAAAATAAGCACGAACACAAGTCCAATCCAACCATAGCAGCAATGGCCGGATCACAGATCAAAATTCCTCTTCCAAAGCCCCCTGATTCAGACTCTCAAAGACTAAATGCATTCCCTGTAATCATGGCTCAAGAAGGTAAAGGACGACTCCTCAGACAGATCAGACTTAGGAAAATATTATCAGGGGATCCGTCTGATCAGCAAATTACATTTGTGAATACATATGGATTCATCCGTGCCACTCCAGAAACATCCGAGTTCATCTCTGAATCATCACAACAGAAGGTGACTCCTGTAGTGACGGCGTGCATGCTGTCCTTCGGTGCTGGACCAGTCCTAGAAGACCCACAACATATGCTGAAAGCTCTTGATCAGACAGACATCAGGGTTCGGAAGACAGCGAGTGATAAAGAGCAGATCTTATTCGAGATCAACCGCATCCCCAATCTATTCAGGCATCATCAAATATCTGCGGACCATCTGATTCAGGCCAGCTCCGATAAATATGTCAAGTCACCAGCAAAGTTGATTGCAGGAGTAAATTACATCTACTGTGTCACATTTTTATCTGTGACAGTTTGTTCTGCCTCACTCAAGTTTCGAGTTGCACGCCCATTACTTGCTGCACGATCTAGATTAGTAAGAGCAGTTCAGATGGAAGTTTTGCTTCGAGTAACTTGCAAAAAGGATTCCCAAATGGCAAAGAGCATGCTAAGTGACCCTGATGGAGAAGGGTGCATTGCATCCGTGTGGTTCCACCTGTGTAATCTGTGCAAAGGCAGGAATAAACTTAGAAGTTACGATGAAAATTATTTTGCATCTAAGTGCCGTAAGATGAACCTGACAGTCAGCATAGGAGACATGTGGGGACCAACCATTCTAGTCCATGCAGGCGGTCACATTCCGACAACTGCAAAACCTTTTTTCAACTCAAGAGGCTGGGTCTGCCACCCCATCCACCAATCATCACCATCGTTGGCGAAGACCCTGTGGTCATCTGGGTGTGAAATCAAGGCTGCCAGTGCTATCCTCCAGGGCTCAGACTATGCATCACTTGCAAAAACTGATGACATAATATATTCAAAGATAAAAGTCGATAAAGATGCGGCCAACTATAAAGGAGTATCCTGGAGTCCATTCAGGAAGTCTGCCTCAATGAGCAACCTATGAGAATTTCCCCTATTCCCCCTGATGCTTCCAGGAGAATCAACAATCAGTCCGATTTTACCGGTGGTAACTTGATTGAAATTATAGAAAAAATAAGCCTAGAAGGATATCTTACTTCTCGACTTCCCAACTTCGAAAATAGAATTGATCAGTAATCATGAAGGTTTTTTTAGTTACTTGCTTAGGCTTTGCAGTCTTTTCATCTTCTGTATGTGTGAATATCAACATCTTGCAGCAAATTGGATATATCAAGCAACAAGTCAGGCAACTAAGCTATTACTCACAAAGTTCAAGCTCCTACATAGTGGTCAAGCTTTTACCGAATATCCAACCCACTGATAACAGCTGTGAATTTAAGAGTGTAACTCAATACAATAAGACCTTGAGTAATTTGCTTCTTCCAATTGCAGAAAACATAAACAATATTGCATCGCCCTCATCTGGGTCAAGACGGCATAAAAGGTTTGCTGGCATTGCTATTGGCATTGCTGCGCTCGGTGTTGCGACCGCAGCACAAGTAACTGCCGCTGTCTCATTAGTTCAAGCACAGACGAATGCACGTGCAATAGCGGCGATGAAAAATTCAATACAAGCAACTAATCGAGCAGTCTTCGAAGTGAAGGAAGGCACTCAACGGTTAGCTATAGCGGTACAAGCAATACAAGACCACATCAATACTATTATGAACACCCAATTGAACAATATGTCTTGTCAGATCCTTGATAACCAGCTTGCAACTTCCCTAGGATTATACCTAACAGAATTAACAACAGTGTTTCAGCCACAATTAATTAATCCAGCATTGTCACCGATTAGTATACAAGCCTTGAGGTCTTTGCTTGGAAGTATGACGCCTGCAGTGGTCCAAGCAACATTATCTACTTCAATTTCTGCTGCTGAAATACTAAGTGCCGGTCTAATGGAGGGTCAGATTGTTTCTGTTCTGCTAGATGAGATGCAGATGATAGTTAAGATAAATATTCCAACCATTGTCACACAATCAAATGCATTGGTGATTGACTTCTACTCAATTTCAAGCTTTATTAATAATCAGGAGTCCATAATTCAATTGCCAGACAGAATCTTGGAGATCGGGAATGAACAATGGAGCTATCCAGCTAAAAATTGTAAGTTGACAAGACACCACATATTCTGCCAATACAATGAGGCAGAGAGGCTGAGCTTAGAATCAAAACTATGCCTTGCAGGCAATATAAGTGCCTGTGTGTTCTCACCCATAGCAGGAAGTTATATGAGGCGATTTGTAGCACTGGATGGAACAATTGTTGCAAACTGTCGAAGTCTAACGTGTCTATGCAAGAGTCCATCTTATCCTATATACCAACCTGACCATCATGCAGTCACGACCATTGATCTAACCGCATGTCAAACATTGTCCCTAGACGGATTGGATTTCAGCATTGTCTCTCTAAGCAACATCACTTATGCTGAGAACCTTACCATTTCATTGTCTCAGACAATCAATACTCAACCCATTGACATATCAACTGAACTGAGTAAGGTTAATGCATCCCTCCAAAATGCCGTTAAGTACATAAAGGAGAGCAACCATCAGCTCCAATCTGTGAATGTAAACTCCAAAATCGGAGCTATAATTGTAGCAGCCTTAGTTTTGAGCATTCTGTCAATTATCATTTCGCTATTGTTTTGCTGCTGGGCTTACGTTGCAACTAAAGAAATCAGAAGAATCAACTTCAAAACAAATCATATCAATACAATATCAAGTAGTGTCGATGATCTCATTAGGTACTAATCCTAACATTGTGATTCATCCTGCATTGAGAAAAGATTTAGAAAAAAACTAAATTAAGAATGAATATCCTGGGGTCGTAACGTCTCGTGACCCTGCCGTTGCACTATGCCGGCGATCCAACCTCCCTTATACCCAACATTTCTATTGCTAATTCTTCTCTCTCTGATCATAACTTTGTATGTCTGGATTATATCAACCATCACTTACAAGACTGCGGTGCGACATGCAGCACTGCACCAGAGATCCTTCTCTCGCTGGAGTCTCGATCACTCACTCTAGAAAGATCTCCAGTTGGGACAAGTCCCAATCCATCATTCGAGAACAAGCCGCATTTAAATGATGCCGTTCAATCATGAGACATAAAGAAAAAATCAAGCCAGAACAAGCTTAGGATCACAATACAACACAGAACCCCAGCTGCTATCATAACTGTTCTCTGGCCGCTCGAAAGATGGAGCCCTCCAAACTCTTCACAATGTCAGACAATGCCACCTTTGCACCTGGGCCTGTTATCAATGCGGCTGACAAGAAGACATTCCGAACCTGCTTCCGAATATTGGTACTGTCTGTACAAGCTGTTACCCTTATATTAGTTATTGTCACTTTAGGTGAGCTTGTGAGGATGATCAATGATCAAGGCTTGAGCAATCAGTTGTCTTCAATTGCAGACAAGATAAGAGAGTCAGCTACTATGATTGCATCTGCTGTGGGAGTAATGAATCAAGTTATTCACGGAGTAACGGTATCCTTACCCCTACAAATTGAGGGAAACCAAAATCAATTGTTATCCACGCTTGCCACAATCTGTACAGGCAAAAAACAAGTCTCAAACTGCTCTACAAACATCCCCTTAGTTAATGACCTTAGGTTTATAAATGGGATCAATAAATTCATCATTGAAGATTATGCAACTCATGATTTCTCTATCGGCCATCCACTCAACATGCCTAGCTTTATCCCAACTGCAACTTCACCCAATGGTTGCACAAGAATTCCATCCTTTTCTCTAGGTAAGACACACTGGTGCTACACACATAATGTAATTAATGCCAACTGCAAGGATCATACTTCGTCCAACCAATATATTTCCATGGGGATACTTGTTCAGACCGCGTCAGGGTATCCTATGTTCAAAACCTTAAAGATCCAATATCTCAGTGATGGCCTGAATCGGAAAAGCTGCTCAATTGCAACAGTCCCTGATGGATGCGCAATGTACTGTTATGTCTCAACTCAACTTGAAACCGACGACTATGCGGGGTCCAGCCCACCTACCCAGAAACTTACCCTGTTATTCTATAATGATACCGTCACAGAAAGGACAATATCTCCAACTGGTCTCGAAGGGAACTGGGCCACTTTGGTTCCAGGAGTGGGGAGTGGAATATATTTCGAGAATAAATTGATCTTTCCTGCATATGGGGGTGTCTTGCCCAATAGTTCACTCGGAGTTAAATCAGCAAGAGAATTTTTCCGGCCTGTTAATCCATATAATCCATGTTCAGGACCACAACAAGATTTAGATCAGCGTGCTTTGAGATCATACTTCCCAAGTTACTTCTCTAATCGAAGAGTACAGAGTGCATTTCTTGTCTGTGCCTGGAATCAGATCCTAGTTACAAATTGCGAGCTAGTTGTCCCCTCAAACAATCAGACACTGATGGGTGCAGAAGGAAGAGTTTTATTGATCAATAATCGACTATTATATTATCAGAGAAGTACCAGCTGGTGGCCGTATGAACTCCTCTATGAGATATCATTCACATTTACAAACTCTGGTCAATCATCTGTGAATATGTCCTGGATACCTATATATTCATTCACTCGTCCTGGTTCAGGCAACTGCAGTGGTGAAAATGTGTGCCCAACTGCTTGTGTGTCAGGGGTTTATCTTGATCCCTGGCCATTAACTCCATATAGCCACCAATCAGGCATTAACAGAAATTTCTATTTCACAGGTGCACTATTAAATTCAAGCACAACTAGAGTAAATCCTACCCTTTATGTCTCTGCCCTTAATAATCTTAAAGTACTAGCCCCATATGGTAATCAGGGACTGTTTGCCTCGTACACTACAACCACCTGCTTTCAAGATACCGGTGATGCTAGTGTGTATTGTGTTTATATTATGGAACTAGCATCGAATATCGTTGGAGAATTCCAAATTCTACCTGTGCTAACCAGATTGACCATCACTTGAGTCATAGTGCATGTAGCGGGAGACCCTATGGGCGTGTCTCAATTTTTATCGATTATTAAGAAAAAACAGGCCAGAATGGCGGGCCTAAATGAGATACTCTTACCTGAGGTACATTTAAACTCACCCATCGTTAGATATAAGCTTTTCTACTATATATTGCATGGCCAGTTACCAAATGATTTGGAGCCAGATGACTTGGGCCCACTAGCAAATCAGAATTGGAAGGCAATTCGAGCTGAAGAATCCCAGGTTCATGCACGTTTAAAACAGATCAGAGTAGAACTCATTGCAAGGATTCCTAGTCTCCGGTGGACCCGCTCTCAGAGGGAGATTGCCATACTCATTTGGCCAAGAATACTTCCAATCCTGCAAGCATATGATCTTCGGCAAAGTATGCAATTGCCCACAGTATGGGAGAAATTGACTCAATCCACAGTTAATCTTATAAGTGATGGTCTAGAACGGGTTGTATTACACATCAGCAATCAGCTGACAGGCAAGCCTAACTTGTTTACCAGATCTCGAGCAGGACAAGACGTAAAGGATTACTCAATTCCATCCACTAGAGAGCTATCTCAAATATGGTTTAACAACGAGTGGAGTGGATCTGTAAAGACCTGGCTTATGATTAAATATAGAATGAGGCAGCTAATCACAAACCAAAAGACAGGTGAGTTAACAGATTTAGTAACCATTGTGGATACTAGGTCCACTCTATGCATTATTGCCCCAGAATTAGTTGCTTTATACTCCAATGAGCACAAAGCATTAACGTACCTCACCTTTGAAATGGTATTAATGGTCACTGATATGTTAGAGGGACGACTCAATGTTTCTTCTTTGTGCACAGCTAGTCATTATCTGTCCCCTCTAAAGAAGAGAATCGAAATTCTCCTAACATTAGTTGATGACCTTGCTCTACTTATGGGGGACAAAGTATACGGTGTTGTCTCTTCACTTGAGAGTTTTGTTTACGCCCAATTACAGTATGGTGATCCTGTTGTAGACATTAAGGGTACATTCTATGGATTTATATGTAATGAGATTCTCGACCTACTGACTGAAGACAACATCTTTACTGAAGAGGAGGCAAACAAGGTTCTTCTGGACTTGACATCACAGTTTGACAATCTATCCCCTGATTTAACTGCTGAGCTCCTCTGCATTATGAGACTTTGGGGCCATCCCACATTAACTGCCAGCCAAGCAGCATCCAAGGTCCGAGAGTCCATGTGTGCTCCTAAGGTGTTAGATTTCCAAACAATAATGAAGACCCTGGCTTTCTTTCATGCAATCCTGATTAACGGTTATAGGAGGAGCCATAATGGAATCTGGCCTCCTACTACTCTTCATGGCAATGCCCCCAAAAGCCTCATTGAGATGCGGCATGATAATTCAGAGCTTAAGTATGAGTATGTCCTCAAGAATTGGAAAAGTATATCTATGTTAAGAATACACAAATGCTTTGATGCATCACCTGATGAAGATCTCAGCATATTCATGAAAGATAAGGCAATAAGCTGTCCAAAGCAAGACTGGATGGGAGTATTTAGGAGGAGCCTGATAAAACAGCGATATCGTGATGCGAATCGGCCTCTACCACAACCATTCAACCGACGGCTACTGTTGAATTTTCTAGAGGATGACAGATTCGATCCCATTAAGGAGCTTGAGTATGTCACCAGTGGAGAATATCTTAGGGACCCTGAATTTTGTGCATCTTACTCTCTCAAGGAGAAGGAGATAAAGGCTACAGGTCGCATATTTGCCAAAATGACAAAGAGAATGAGGTCGTGCCAAGTAATTGCAGAATCATTGCTGGCCAATCATGCAGGTAAATTAATGAGAGAGAATGGAGTTGTCTTAGACCAGTTAAAATTGACAAAATCTTTGTTAACAATGAACCAGATTGGTATTATATCAGAGCACAGCCGAAGATCCACTGCTGACAACATGACTTTGGCACACTCCGGTTCAAATAAGCACAGAATTAATAATAGTCAATTCAAGAAGAATAAAGACAGTAAGCATGAGATGCCTGATGATGGGTTTGAGATAGCAGCCTGCTTTCTAACAACTGACCTCACAAAATACTGCTTAAATTGGAGGTACCAAGTCATCATCCCCTTTGCGCGTACATTGAATTCAATGTATGGTATACCCCACCTGTTCGAATGGATACATTTAAGGCTAATGCGAAGCACTCTCTATGTTGGTGATCCCTTCAATCCTCCATCAGATCCTACCCAACTTGACCTTGATACAGCTCTCAATGATGATATATTTATAGTTTCTCCTCGTGGAGGAATCGAGGGTTTATGTCAAAAATTATGGACTATGATTTCCATCTCAACAATCATATTATCCGCGACTGAGGCAAACACTAGAGTTATGAGTATGGTTCAGGGTGACAACCAAGCAATTGCAATCACCACTAGAGTAGTACGCTCGCTCAGTCATTCCGAGAAGAAGGAGCAAGCTTATAAAGCAAGTAAATTATTCTTTGAAAGGCTTAGAGCTAACAACCATGGAATTGGACACCACTTAAAAGAACAAGAAACAATCCTTAGTTCTGATTTCTTCATATACAGTAAGAGGGTGTTTTACAAAGGTCGAATTTTGACTCAAGCGTTAAAGAACGTGAGCAAGATGTGCTTAACAGCTGACATACTAGGGGACTGTTCACAAGCATCATGCTCCAATTTAGCTACTACTGTAATGCGCCTGACTGAGAATGGGGTCGAGAAAGATTTGTGTTATTTTCTAAATGCATTCATGACAATCAGACAATTATGTTATGATCTGGTATTCCCCCAAACCAAATCTCTTAGTCAGGACATCACTAATGCTTATCTTAATCATCCAATACTTATCTCAAGATTGTGTCTATTACCATCTCAATTGGGGGGCCTAAACTTTCTCTCGTGTAGTCGCCTGTTCAATAGAAACATAGGAGACCCATTAGTGTCTGCAATTGCTGATGTGAAACGATTAATTAAAGCTGGCTGTCTAGATATCTGGGTCCTGTATAACATCCTTGGGAGGAGGCCTGGAAAAGGTAAGTGGAGCACTCTGGCAGCTGATCCTTATACTTTAAACATAGATTATTTGGTTCCTTCAAAAACTTTTTTAAAGAAGCATGCCCAATACACATTGATGGAACGGAGTGTTAATCCCATGCTCCGTGGAGTATTCAGCGAAAATGCAGCTGAGGAAGAAGAGGAACTCGCACAGTATCTATTAGACCGTGAGGTGGTCATGCCCAGAGTTGCACATGTAATACTTGCCCAGTCTAGTTGCGGTAGAAGAAAACAAATTCAAGGTTACTTAGATTCCACTAGAACTATTATCAGGTATTCACTGGAGGTGAGACCATTGTCAGCAAAGAAGCTGAATACAGTAATAGAATATAACTTATTGTATCTTTCCTACAATTTGGAGATTATTGAAAAACCCAATATAGTCCAACCTTTTTTGAATGCAATCAATGTTGATACTTGTAGCATCGATATAGCTAGGTCCCTTAGAAAACTATCCTGGGCAACTTTACTTAACGGACGTCCCATCGAGGGATTAGAAACACCTGATCCCATTGAATTGGTACATGGGTGTTTGATCATTGGGTCAGATGAATGTGAGCATTGCAGTAGTGGTGATGACAAGTTCACCTGGTTTTTCCTACCCAAGGGGATAAGGCTAGATAATGATCCGGCGTCCAACCCACCCATCAGAGTACCTTATATTGGATCTAAAACAGATGAACGGAGGGTTGCGTCAATGGCTTACATCAAAGGAGCATCTGTATCACTTAAATCAGCACTCAGATTAGCGGGAGTATATATTTGGGCTTTCGGAGATACAGAGGAATCATGGCAGGATGCCTATGAGTTAGCTTCCACTCGTGTTAATCTCACACTAGAGCAATTGCAATCTCTCACTCCTTTACCAACATCTGCTAACCTAGTCCACAGATTGGATGATGGCACTACTCAATTAAAATTTACCCCTGCAAGCTCCTATGCATTCTCTAGCTTTGTTCATATATCTAATGACTGTCAAGTTCTTGAGATCGATGATCAGGTAACAGATTCTAACCTGATTTACCAGCAAGTTATGATTACTGGCCTTGCTTTAATTGAGACATGGAACAATCCTCCAATCAACTTCTCCGTTTATGAAACTACACTACACTTGCACACAGGCTCATCTTGCTGTATAAGACCTGTCGAGTCTTGTGTAGTAAATCCTCCTTTGCTTCCTGTCCCCTTCATTAATGTCCCTCAAATGAATAAATTTGTATATGACCCTGAACCGCTCAGTTTGCTAGAGATGGAAAAAATTGAGGACATTGCTTATCAAACCAGAATTGGTGGTTTAGATCAAATCCCACTTCTGGAAAAAATACCCTTACTAGCTCACCTCACCGCCAAGCAGATGGTAAATAGCATCACTGGGCTTGATGAAGCAACATCTATAGTAAATGATGCTGTGGTTCAAGCAGACTATACTAGCAATTGGATTAGTGAATGCTGCTACACTTACATTGATTCTGTGTTTGTTTACTCTGGCTGGGCATTATTATTGGAACTTTCGTACCAAATGTACTACTTAAGAATTCAAGGCATCCAAGGAATTCTAGACTATGTGTATATGACCTTGAGGAGGATACCAGGAATGGCTATAACAGGCATCTCATCCACAATTAGTCACCCTCGTATACTCAGAAGATGCATCAATCTGGATGTCATAGCCCCTATCAATTCTCCACACATAGCTTCACTGGATTACACAAAATTGAGCATAGATGCAGTAATGTGGGGAACTAAGCAGGTTTTGACCAACATTTCGCAAGGTATCGATTATGAGATAGTTGTTCCTTCTGAAAGCCAACTCACACTCAGTGATAGAGTTCTAAATCTAGTTGCACGAAAACTATCACTACTGGCAATCATCTGGGCCAATTATAACTACCCTCCAAAGGTTAAAGGTATGTCACCTGAGGACAAATGTCAGGCTTTAACTACCCATCTACTCCAAACTGTCGAATATGTTGAGCACATTCAGATTGAAAAGACAAACATCAGGAGGATGATTATTGAACCAAAATTAACTGCCTACCCTAGTAATTTGTTTTATCTATCTCGAAAGCTGCTTAATGCAATTCGAGATTCTGAAGAAGGACAATTTCTGATTGCATCCTATTATAACAGCTTTGGATATCTGGAACCAATACTAATGGAATCTAAAATATTCAATCTAAGTTCATCCGAATCAGCATCCCTTACAGAATTTGATTTCATCCTCAACTTGGAATTGTCTGAAGCCAGCCTTGAGAAATACTCTCTCCCAAGTTTGCTTATGACGGCTGAGAATATGGATAACCCATTTCCTCAACCCCCCCTCCATCATGTTCTCAGACCACTAGGTTTATCATCCACATCATGGTATAAAACAATCAGTGTTTTGAATTATATTAGCCATATGAAGATATCTGACGGTGCCCATCTATATTTGGCAGAGGGAAGTGGAGCCTCTATGTCACTTATAGAGACTTTCTTGCCCGGTGAAATAATATGGTACAACAGCCTATTCAATAGTGGTGAGAATCCTCCCCAACGCAATTTTGCCCCTTTACCCACCCAGTTTATTGAAAGTGTCCCTTACAGATTGATTCAAGCAGGTATAGCAGCAGGAAGTGGTGTAGTTCAAAGTTTCTATCCACTCTGGAACGGTAACAGCGATATCACTGACTTAAGCACGAAAACTAGTGTCGAGTACATTATTCACAAGGTAGGGGCTGATACATGTGCGTTGGTTCATGTGGATCTGGAGGGTGTACCCGGCTCAATGAACAGTATGTTGGAGAGAGCCCAAGTTCATGCGCTACTGATCACGGTAACTGTACTAAAGCCAGGTGGCTTACTAATCTTGAAAGCTTCATGGGAACCTTTTAATCGATTTTCCTTTTTACTCACAATACTCTGGCAATTCTCTTCAACAATAAGGATCCTTCGATCTTCATACTCCGACCCGAATAATCACGAGGTATACATAATAGCTACATTAGCTGTTGATCCCACCACATCCTCCTTTACAACCGCTCTGAATAGGGCGCGTACTCTGAATGAACAGGGCTTTTCACTCATCCCACCTGAATTAGTGAGTGAGTACTGGAGGAGGCGTGTTGAACAAGGGCAAATTATACAGGATTGTATAGATAAAGTCATATCAGAGTGTGTCAGAGACCAATATCTGGCAGACAACAATATTATCCTTCAGGCGGGGGGGACTCCAAGCACAAGAAAATGGTTGGATCTGCCTGACTATCTGTCGTTCAATGAATTACAATCGGAGATGGCCAGACTCATAACAATTCATCTCAAAGAGGTAATAGAAATCCTAAAGGGCCAATCATCAGATCATGACACCCTATTATTTACTTCATACAATGTAGGTCCCCTCGGGAAAATAAATACAATACTCAGATTGATTGTTGAGAGAATTCTTATGTACACTGTAAGGAACTGGTGCATCTTGCCCACTCAAACTCGTCTCACCTTACGACAGTCTATCGAGCTTGGAGAGTTTAGACTAAGAGACGTGATAACACCCATGGAGATCCTTAAACTATCCCCCAACCGGAAATATCTGAAGTCTGCATTAAACCAATCAACATTCAATCATCTAATGGGAGAAACATCTGACATATTGTTAAATCGATCCTATCAAAAAAGAATTTGGAAAGCCATTGGGTGTGTAATCTATTGCTTTGGTTTGCTTACCCCTGATGTTGAAGATTCTGAGCGCATTGATATTGACAATGATATACCTGATTATGATATCCACGGGGACATAATTTAAATCGACTAAAGACTCCTCTGGCATGATAAGTCACCAAAAGGTTCCACACCAGCATCCAAATTCTTCTAGACCGTACACGACCTCGAATAATCATAACCACATCAGTATTAAATCCATAATATCATTTTAAGAAAAAATTGATTTTACTTTCTCCCCTTGGT